TTACTTCTTGTCCTGATTCGGCTTGTCCATCAAGCGGGCGATCTCGGCAGCCATCTCGGCGACCCGGCGCCGCTCCTCTTCGGTCAGGCTCGCCGGCACGCTCACGGTGACCCACTCGGTGTCACCGGTCTGTACTGTCGCTACCTCATAGTCCAGGTACTGCTCGATCGCCAACGCGCGCACTACATCGAGGTCAACACCCATCCCGGCCGCCAGGGCACGCAACCGCCATAGGTCTGGTGTTCTCTTTAGCCGGCCGCTCGCCACATCCCGGATCCACTGATCAGTCAGGGACTGCCCTGTGATCGGATCCTCGCAGCGGCTCGCCAGAGTGATGTAACTGATGCCCTTGTCGATAACATGGGCATGAATGAAGTCGCTCAACGGTCGCTTGGAGCGCCCGTTGCGTTGATCCCCGCTGGGCGGCATCTCACATACACCTCTTCGTATGTCCCTCGCGGCAGTGCTCGCCATCGTGCCTGAATATTGTGTTGTCAGCCCGTCACGGAGTGTGTAACGCACATCACCTCTGTAGACAAGATGCTGCCATTGAATCAGGACAGAGGGGACAGCCTGGTGTCACCTCTCCGATTGAGTCCCCGCAGTTATGGACACTCCATCTTGTCTACAGCTACAGTGACAAAAAAATCTGGTGGGAACGAACGGAGGGATTGGCGATGCCAGGCAGACCCGAGATGACCATCCGGAGCCGGAGGGTCCTCAACGGCCTCATGGGGGACCGCAGCGCCCGCGCCATCGCACGCGCCCATGGCTGCAACCACCAGGTGCTTTCCGCGCTCGCCTCCGGTCGTCGCGCCTCATGCAGCCGTACGCAGGCCGAAGCCATCGCGCAGGCGCTCGGCGTCGAAGTCGATGACCTTTTCATGGAGCGAGCAACAAAAAAATCTTTTGTGAAGGAACAGGCGGCATGAACAGGACCGTCACCTACGACCAGGCGCTCAACGAGGCGGCACAGATCTTCGCCGACGCCCGCGCCCGCCGCGACTCCCTGCCCGCCGACCAGGCCGCCCGCGAGGCATGGGTACCCGGCGGCCCCTCCGTCACCGAGATCACCGCCCTGATCAACCGGCAGCGCGCGCAGTGCCGCGAGCGCCGCCTGGCCAACGCCGCCGCCTGAACCACCCGCACCACCCCTCACCGATGAGGAGCCCGCACCTCATGCCCGAGCAGATGACCCCCGAGGAGCGTGACGCATTCCTGGCGTCCATGACCGCCCTGGAGTGCCGCCTGGTCCTGTGCGCCCTGGCGAACGTCGCCCCCGAGGCGTTCGACGCCGCCGCCGCTGCCGTCCAGCGCGATCGCGCCCTCGCCACCAACCCGCCCAAGGAGACCCGATGATCAGCACCGACCGAGACTCGATGCTCGATATCCAGCACGCCGCCGCGCTCGTGCTCGCCGACCTGCTTACCCGTGATCTGCCCAGCGCCAGCTGGACCGTCTGCAACGTCTACGACTCGCTCGACGGCCAGATCAGCAGTTGGAGCAGCAGCAAGGACGACCGGATCGCGATGATCCGCCGCTGGGCGGACACCTTCGGCGTCGAGCCCACCGTCCAGCACGCCGGGACCAAGGCCGAGAACTTGCGAGTGGTGTTCCGCCACCAGGGCGTGGAGGTCCAGGTGTGGACCTGCATTGCCGACCCGGCGGAGCCCGCTTCTGGGGAGGCGTGATGGGCCGCCGTCACCGCTCCGGCCGCCTCGCCGCCATCCGCGCCTGGTGGCAGCGCCGCCGCCGCATCTCCCGCGAGATCGACGCCTGGAACCGCCGCTTGCCCGGCGACCCCGCCATGTGGACCGCTGACCTCGAGATCGGGTCCTGGCACGTCGCCGCGCAGCTCCGCCGCACCTACCGCAACCGCGGCGACCTTCTCCCGACCCACCCGCACAAGGAGAACCCGTGACCATGCCCGCCACGCTGGAAGGCCGCCTCGAATGCGGCACCCCCGGCTGCCCGACCGTCTTCACCCTCGACCCCCTGCCGGTCCACCACGGCGCCTACACCGACCGGGAGATCCTCCGCCGCAACGCCGAACCCGCCGGGTGGCGCGTCTGCTCCGGCGGCCTCGACCGGTGCCCCGCCTGCGCGACCGGGCCCGCCGACTTCCTCATCCCCGGATGGGTGCAGCGGTGGACGCCGCCCGACCCGGACGCTGAGGCCGTCCGCCAGCTGCTGCACGCCAACAGCGACCCCACCGGCACCTTCGCCGTCGTCAACAAGGACGGGGGAGACCAGTGAGCAACGCCGCCTTCTGGATCTCCGTCGCCTGGCTGTCCCTGGCCGGGCTGGTCCTGATCGCCTGGAACCGCATCCGCCGCCGGGACAAGAATCGCCCCGGCCCGGCCAGCCCGCTCGACCACCACTGGGACACCCTCCCGCGCGAGCACCGAGGCGGCCAGGAATGAACCAGCTGATCGACCCCGACATGCCGCTGCGCCTGTTCCTCGCCTGCATGGCCGCTCTGGCCGGATCCGTCGCCGGATCCGCCGTCTGGCACCTGCTGCGTGCGCTGGGACGGGCCATACGACGCGCCCGCCAGCAGCGGTTCACCGCTCGCGCGGATCAGGCCCTGGCGCTCGTCGCCGACCTGCACCTGCACTGCGAACGGGCCGGGAGGCGGCGATGAGCTTCGCCGGATACGCCGTCACGTTGACGATCGCCGCCGCGGCCACCTTCGCCTGGGTCGGGTCCCTGCTGTGGATGACCGGCGGCGACTACCCGGCCGACCGGCTCGGCACCTGGACCCCGGAGATGACCGAGGCGTTCCGGGCCGCCCTGCGCGCCGAGGCCGAGAAGGGCGGCCGCCCGTGAACGCCGAGACCCGCGCCATGACCACCCGCATCATCCGCCAGCACCTGGAGGTCGCCGGCCAGCACCTCGGCCACGCCCGCCAGCAGTTGGAGCTGCTGCACGACACCGAGGGCTACGCGGACGCGCTCACCGAGCTGGAGGAGACGCGCGCCGCCCTGCTGTCGACCGACCGCGCCGCCGCCGACATTGCCAAGGAGCAGGCGTGAACGACTTCGAGACTCCGTCCCGGCACCAGCCCCCCGCATCGGGGGAGGGGGCTGTGGCCGCGACGGACCAGACGCTGCCCGTCCTGGGGGGTGCGGGCAGCACCCGGCAGATCCCTGACCCCACGCAGGGGTCTGCCGGCCCCACCGGCCCGGCCGCCGCTCCCGTCCTTCCCACGGTTGAGCAGCCCGGGCTGGTGGGCCAGCCCGCGGACGACCCAAGCGGGGGGTCGTCCGCGGGCCCAGGCCCCCGAAAGCGCCGCAACAAGTCCAAGGAGATCGGCACGAAGGCGGAGACCGCCGTCGTCCGCTACCTCCACGCGAACGGGTTCCCGCACGCCGAGCGCCGCAGCCTGCGCGGCCAGCTCGACGCTGGGGACATCACCGGCACGATCGGCGTCGCCTGGGAAGTGAAGGGCGGCCACGCCGCGTGGGACGCCTCCGACGCGCAGATCGCTGCCTGGTGGGACGAAGCCGAGGCGGAGCGAGAGAACGCCGGTCTGGCCTGGGCCGAGGTCGCCGTGCTCGTCGTGCAGCGGCGCGGCTACGGACCCGAACGAGCCGGGAACTGGTGGGCGTACGCCGACCTCGCCACCATCACTGCCCTCGCCACCGCCGGCGAAGGGTTCCTCTCCGCGGCGGCCCCGAACTTCTGGCTGAAGACGCGGCTGTCCGACATCGTCCTCGCGCTGCGCTGGGCCGGGTACGGCGAGCCCCTCCCGGGACGGGAGGTGGAGCCGTGATCCGCCGACGCGACACTCGCCGCCTGGTCGCCGCGCTCGTCGCCCACACCAACGAACTCGGCATCGACCGCCAGGTCTTCGCCGACGCTCTCGGCGTCACCCGCTACACAATCAACGCCTGGTTCAGGCACGCCTACCTGCCCAGCTACGTTCACGCCGCCGCCTGGGCCGAGTACATCGGCCTGCGCCTGGCCGTCGTCCTGGACGGACGGGTGTTCTCCGAAGGGGCCGATGTCCCCTCCGACTTCGTGTGGCTCCGGCGCCGCCAGGAGCTGTCTCAGAAGGAGGTGGCCGCCCGCGCCAACACCCATCGCGCCGTGATCAGCATGCGCGAGCGCCAGAAGCAGAAGCACGGCCTGGCCACGGTGCATGACCACGTCACCCTGCTCGGCTACCGGCTCACCCTCCTGCACGCCCGCCAGGCCGAGGCGGTGAGCGCATGACCCTCTTCGACCTCGGCGGCGCCGTGCCCGAGCCGCGACGACCCGCAGATGAGGAGACCGGGAAACCGGTGTGGACCAAGCTCTGGCGCGGTGGCCGCGACAAGTGCCAGCGCTGCGTCCAGCGCATCGCGGGCGGCGACGACACCAGCCGGGCCGCCACCGCGCGCTACCGCCGCCGCCACCAGGGTGCCGACCTCTACCTGTGCTCGCCGTGCGCGCAGGACCAGAAGGTCGCTGACGGCTTCGCCCAGACCGACCAAGACGGCACGTCATGACCCGGCATGTCGTCTTCATCGTCGCGCTGCTGGTCCTCGCCCTGGCGTGCCACGCGCTCGCCGCCGCCATCGACAAGGCCCACCCGGCCCCGCCCTCGGTGGTCCGCACCTGGACGCCCGAGACGCCGTTCATCACCACCACTACACACTGATCGGAGGAACCCCCCGTGTCCCTGACCCTGCCCGTCACCGCCGCCGGCATCCGGGTGGAACACCACACCCACAACGGCACCCCGCACCCCGGGCTCGTCGACACCCACCACGGCCGGCCCATCGCCTGCCTGGACCCGCACTGGGCGCGTGTGCTGGCCGCCGCGATCCTGGCCGCCTGCGACAACCCCGCGCCGGAGGACACCAACACCAACGACGTCCCCGAGGAGCTGCTGCTGCTCGCCCTCATGGGCGCCTTCGGGACCGGCGCCACCAGCATCGACGGCTACGACGGCGACGACGTCATGTGGCTCACCCTCGCGCTCGCCACGGTCATCCCGGCGATCCACTACGCCACCCGTCGTGAAGTGGCCGCCGTCCTCGTGAACCGCGCCAAGACCGTCACCTACGGCCAGACGCAGGCGGAATCCAACGCCTACGCCCAGGGCCTCGCCGACGGCGCCGCCCTCATCGAGCTCGGAAGGACCGCGTGACCGTGATGTTCACCCAGCCCGCACCGGTCGGCGACCAGTCGCCCGCCTTCGTTCAGCCTTCCACTTTCGTGGGCGCATTCACCGCGCCCGGGCTCGCGCCCACGCCCGAGCAATCCGACATCCTCGACGCGGCCGAGACCCGGCGCGACCTCGTAATCGAGGCCGGAGCCGGGACCGGGAAGACGACGACCTTGCGCATGGTCGCCGGCGCCGTCCGCAGCAACCGCTCCCTCTACCTCGCCTACAACAAGGCCATCGCCGAGGACGCCCGCGCATCCTTCCCGATCGTCACCCACTGCGCGACCGCGCACTCGATCGCCTTCCGGGCGGTCGGCTACCGGTACGAGGCCCGGCTCAACAGCCCGCGGCTGCCCGCGAAGATGGTCGCCCGGATCCTCGGCATCCCGCCGGTGCTCGACCTCGGCAAGCACGCCCTGACCGCGCCCAAGGTCGCCCGGGTCGTCATGGACACCGTCGCGAAGTTCTGCCACTCCGACGCCGACACCATCGGCCCCGAGCACGTTCCTGTCGTCCCTGGCCTGGAGGACGCCAACGCGCGCATGGCCCTTCGCGCCGCGATCGTGCCCCTGGCCCTGCGCGCCTGGACCGACATCACTGACCCGAACGGCAAGCTGCGCTTCACCCACGACCACTACCTGAAGATCTGGGCACTCGGCCGGCCCGCCCTGCCGTACGACCTGGTGATGCTCGACGAAGCCCAGGACGCCAACCCGGTCATCGCCGACGTCGTCACCCGCCAGTCCGCCCAGCGCATCCTCGTGGGCGACCGCTCCCAGGCCATCTACGGCTGGCGCGGCGCCATCGACGCCATGACCACCTTCGACGGCCAGCGGCTCGCCCTCACGCAGTCCTGGCGGTTCGGCCAGGCCATCGCCGACGAAGCCAACGTCTGGCTCGACCTGCTGAACGCGCCCCTGCGCCTGGCCGGCAACCCCGCCCTCGACTCCCGGCTCGCCCGCCTGACCAACCCGGCCGCCATCCTGTGCCGGACCAACGCCGGCGCCATCGCCCAGGCCATGGCCGCCCTCGCCACCGGGCAGAAGGTCGCCCTGGTCGGCGACGGCGTCGAGATCCGCGCGCTGGCCGAAGCCTGCCGGGACCTGCGAGCCGGGAAGCCGACCTACCACCCCGAGCTGATGGCCTTCAAGACCTGGGCCGAGGTCCAGGACTACGTGGAGAACGACTCCGGCGGCACCGACCTCAAGGTCCTGGTCAAGCTGATCGACTCCCACGGGCCCGAGACCATCATCAGCACCGTCGACCAGCTCTCCTCCGAGCTCGTGGCCGACGTCGTCATCAGCACGGCTCACAAGGCCAAGGGCCGCGAGTGGGCCACCGTACGGCTCGCGCCGGACTTCCCCGACATGCTCGACGACGACGGCACGCTGAAGACGGCCGAGGCGATGCTCGCCTACGTCGCCGTCACCCGTGCCCGGGAGGTCCTCGACCGGTCTGCCCTGTGGGGCGGCACCGGCGACGAGACCTGGGCCCAGACCCCCATCCCTGTGGAAAACGCTGTAGATGCCCCCAGAACCGAATTCGGCGCGGCGATCTGTCGCTCGCTGGATCAAGACTCAGAAACCATGAAGATCCTCACCGAGGAGAAGGAAACCGACCCCGCCGAGGCGAAGGAAACCGACCCCGCCACGGTCGAGCTGCCCGCCGAGGCCGCCAACTGGCTCGCCCTCTACAAGGAGGCCGCCAAGAACGAAGCCGCGTGGAAGGCCGCCAAGGAGCGCGCCGAAGAGCAGCTCCAGGCCCTCATCGGCGACGCCCAGGAGGCCACCATCGGCGGTCGACCCGCCATCACCTGGAAGTGGTCCAAGCCCGGCGGCGGCATCGACGGCAAGGCTCTCAAGGCGGACCACCCCGACATCTACGCCAAGTACTACAAGGCCAAGAAGCCGGGCCGTCCCTTCAACCTGGTGGGGGAGTGGAAGTGACGACCGCGTTCTCGCAGCCGACCGCCGGATGGGCGTCCCCGGCGCTCACCGGCCTCGCCGCCGAGATCGCCGCCCACGTCACCGGCGTCATCAAGGCCGCCAACGACAACGCCCCCCGATCCCGGCAGCGCTCCATCGGCCCGTCCGAGATCGGCACCCCGTGCGTGCGCCGCCTCGCCTACAAACTGCTCGACTGGGACCCCAAGCCCAACAGCGACACCGACCCGTGGGCGGCGATCGTCGGTACCGCCGTCCACGCCTGGCTGGAGCACACGTTCGGCGCGGCGAACTACGCGCTGCCGGACGGCCGGCCCAGGTACGTACTCGAGCGCCGGGTCGCCGCCGACGCCAAGCTCGTCGGCTCGTCCGACCTGCTCGACCGGCTCTTCAAGTGCGTCATCGACTGGAAGGTGCCCGGCGCCACCGCGATGACCGAGTACCGCAAGAAGCAGGACCCCGGCCTCACCTACCGCGTCCAGGCCCACACCTACGGCCTCGGCTATGCCAACGCGGGCGAGGACATCGAGCACGTCGCCATCGTGTTCCTGCCCCGCTCCGGCCGCCTCGACGGCATGTGGGTGTGGACCGAGCCCTTCCAGCCGCTGCTCGCCCAGGCCGCCCTCCAGCGGCGCGACAACGTCCTCGCCGCCGTCGTTGGCCTGGACCCCGAGGCCAACCCGCAGATGTGGGCGGCCTTCCCCACCACGGAGGCGTACTGCACGTACTGCCCCTGGTTCCTGCCCAAGTCCACCGACCTCTCCCGGGGCTGCCCGGGAGCCAACCAGTAACCCTCCGAAAGGAACGTCCCATGCAGTTCAGCCAGCCCAGCGCCGGATCCGACTGGCGCGCCAAGGACTACGTCGGCCACCTGATCCTCTTCTACGTCCGCGAGCTGAGGAAGGGCATCGTCACCCAGTTCGGGGCGTCCGACGCCATCCAGGTGGACCTCGTGGTCCTCACCCACCCCGAGGGCCCGAAGGCCGAGGAGAACGTGCTCCTCTTCCAGAAGCCCCTCATCGGCTCCCTGTCCGCCAACATCGGCAAGGACCCCGTCCTCGCCCGCCTCGGGCAGGGCACCGCCAAGCCGGGCCAGAGCGCGCCGTACATCCTCCAGCCGTTCAACGAGCAGGACGCCGCGTACGCCGCGCAGTACCTGCAGAGCGTCGGGGGCAACCCGTTCGGGACCACGAACTTCGGGGCCGCGGCGCAGCAGCCCGCTCCCCAGGCTCAGCACGTGCCGCTCCCGCAGGCCGCCCCGGCTCCGGTGGCCGCCGCGCCGGTCGCCCCCGCACCCGTGGCCCCGGCCGTGGCCTACCCGCAGCCTGCTCCCCAGGCGGTCCCGGCCGCCGTGCCCGCTCCGGTGCCTGCTGCGGTCCCGGCGGTCGGGACGGTCACCCTGCCCAACGGGCAGCAGGTCACGCCCGAGGTCGCCGCCGCCATGGCGCAGCTCGGCATGGCCGTTCCACCGGCACCACCCGCCGCCTGAGACGGCGGCACCCAGACGCGGGCGGGTCAGGAGGCGGGTCCTGGCCCGCCCGCCCCATTCCGAGATCGAAAACCGACGAAGCGGGGGGAACCACACCTTGAACGACAACGCCATCCTCCAGGCGGCCCACGCCCTCGCGAACGCCGGGCTCTGCGTCCTCCCCGCCGCGCCAGACGGCACCAAGCGGCCCGCGGTCCCCTGGAAGGAATGGCAGCACACCCGGCCCACACCCGAGCAGCTCGACACCTGGTTCGCCGGGGGAGGGCACCAGGGCCTCGGCGTCGTCTGCGGCGCCGTGTCCGGCGGCCTGGAGATGCTGGAGCTGGAAGGCCGCGCCGTCGCCGACAACCTGCTCGCCCAGATGACCGAGCTCGCGCACGCGTCCGGCCTCGGCGACCTGTGGCGGCGCGTCGCCGGCGGCTACATGGAGGTCACCCCCACCGGCGGCATCCACCTGCTCTACCGCGTCACCGGGCCGGTAGCCGGGAACACGAAGCTCGCCCGCCGCCCCGGCCCGCCCGACCCCGCCACCGGCCGCCCCACCATCGAACTCCTGGCCGAGACCCGCGGTGAAGGCGGATGGGTCGTCGTCGCGCCCTCCGCCGGGACCACGCACCCCAGCGGGAAGCCGTGGACGCTCGCGGCCGGCGGCCCCGGCTCCATCGCCACCCTCACCGAGGCCGAGCGCGACGCCCTCCACCACCTCGCCGGGGCCTTCGACGCCATGCCCATCGGCCCCCAGGACCTGCACGCCCAGCCCGACGGGACGCGGCTGTTCACCCAGCCCGCCCCCGGCTACGAAGACGGCGGAGTGCCACCCGGCGACGACTACAACGAGCGGACCACCTGGGACGAGATCCTGATCCCGCTCGGCTGGACCCGCGTCTGGCAGCGCGGCAACGAGGTCTTCTGGTGCCGCCCCGGCAAGTCCACCGGGATCAGCGCGACCACCGGCCGCAACGACGCCGACAACCTGTTCGTCTTCTCCACCTCCACCGACTTCGAGCCTGAGCGGCCTTACGACAAGTTCGGCGCGTACGCGCACATCCACCACGGCGGCAACCACTCCCAGGCCGCCCGCGCGCTACTGGCCGCCGGGTACGGCAGGCGCCCCGAGCCCACCCGGCCTGCCACCGGCCCACAGGCGCCGCCGCTCGTGGACGGCAACCTCGCCACCGTCCACGAGCTCCAGCCCGGCACCGCCCACCTCACGCTCGTGGAGGAACGCACCTACGCCAACTCCGACGACGGCAACGCCCTGGCGCTCGTCGATCGCTTCGGCGACGTCGTACGCTTCTGCGCCGACCGCGGCCGGTGGCTCGCCTGGGACGGCACCCGCTGGGAATGGCAGCCCGTCTCCGGCGGCATCGTCCGCGAGTACGCCAAGCGCGTCGCCCGCGCCCTCCCCGAAGGCGACAAGCAGTCCACCACGCACAAGAAGTACGCCCTGTCCGCGTCCGGCGTCACCGCCATGCTCACCCAGGCCAGCACGGACACGAGGACCGTCGTCGCGTTCGGCGACCTCGACGCCCACCCCTTCGAGCTCAACACCCCAGCCGGGATCATCGACCTCACCAGCGGCCAGCTCCTGCCCTCCGACGCCTCCCGCCTCCACACCCGCATCACCAGCTGCGCCCCCGACCCCAGCGCCGACACAACCCTGTGGACCCAATTCCTGAACGACACCTTCGGCGCCGACGACGAACTCATCTCCTACCTGCGCAGGCTCGTCGGCTATTCCGCCACCGGGGCCGTCACCCGCCACGTCCTGCCGTTCTGCGTCGGCTCCGGAGGCAACGGCAAGGGCGTGTTCCTTGAGGCGTTGATGGCTGTTCTCGGCGATTATGCGACCACCGCGCCGAGTGGTTTCCTGATGGCCAAGGCGCACCCCCAGCACGAAACAGAAATTGCGCGCCTGGCAGGTGTAAGAATGGTCGTCTGCTCCGAAGTCGGAGACGACGACCGATTTGACGAAGTGAAAGTCAAGCTGCTGACCGGTGGCGATTCCCTGACCGCCCGGTTCATGCGCCAGGACCATTTCACGTTCACCGCCACGCACACGCTGTGGCTCATGGGAAACCACAAGCCCCACGTCCGCGCGGGCGGACGGGCCTTCTGGCGCCGCCTGCGCCTCATCCCCTTCGAGCACGAAGTCCCCGAAGACAAGATGATCGATGACCTCCAGGGGATCCTGGCACGCGACCACGGGCCCGCCCTGCTCGCCTGGATCGTCGCGGGCGCCGCAGAGTACGCCGCGGGCGGCCTGGCCGAGCCCGAGCGGGTCAAGGCCGCCACCGCCGAGTACGCCGCCGACCAGGACACCGTCAGCCGCTTCGTGGAGGAGCGCTGCCACCTCGCGCCGCTCACGCCCGACCACGTGCAGACCCAGACCACGAAGCTGCGCCAGGCGTACGAGGCGTGGTGTTACTCCGAGGGCGAAGCCCCGGTCTCCGCCAAGAAGCTCACGCAGGAGCTCGCTCGCAAGTTCGGCGTCGGCCAAGACCGCACATCCAAGGCCCGGTCCTACACCGGCATCGCGCTGCTCGCCGACGACGAGGATCCGTCATCGGGTCCAGAGGCCGACAACGGGAAGATCGGCGGCCCAGGTTGGTGACCAACCGCCTCCCGGGCCGCCCTCACCCGTCACCCGATGACAGATGCGTCATCGCCTCGATCCGGAACCTGACCTGCACAAAGACCATACCCAAGCAAGATCGAATGACAGATGACAGATTCGCTCCCGTTGATCTCCTTACACACGCGTGTACGCGCACGCGCGCGCGTCACGCGCCCGTGTGTAGGCCGTCAAGCGGAGCCACGTGTCACATCCGTCATCCGTCACCCCGGACGGCGAGGCGATCATGACCGAGCACTTCATCTCCACCCCCGCACTCCTGGACACCTGCCACCGCTGCGGCCGGCCCATCCTCGCCGCCCACAGCCAAGGACTCCTAGCTCGCGCCGACCCGGCCCCCATCGACCCCGCCGACGAGCTCGCCGCCCTCATCGCCGGCCGAATGACCTACGACATCCACCCCATAGGCCTTCCCCGAAAGCCCTACCTCGTGCACCGCACCCAATTCCGCATCCGAGCTCCCCGGAAATGGACCGTCGTCGCCGAACACCAATGCCCACCCGGACCGCATTTCCCGCCACCACGAAAACCCGCCGTCCACCTCGAAATACCCATCGCCCCGCCTACGCCCGACCAGCCGCCGTACTGAAAGGACAGGAAACATGAGCCTTCCCTGCCCCACCCACGGATGCACGCGGCAAATGCCGGGCAACCATCGGATTTGCCGAGCCTGCGCAGCGAAAACAATCCGCGACCTCGCCGACTGCCCATCCCTCGACCGGCACCTCGACATCACCCTCACCCGCCAATCCCGCATCGGCGAAACCGGCGGATCCAGGTCCACCGAGACCGCCCTCCCGTGGGACCAAAGGGCACGCGAAGCCCGCCAGATCCTCCACAGCGCCCTTTCCGGCTGGTGGACGGCGCTCGCCGCCCGCGCCGACCTGAAAGACGCCCATGGGCCGGTCTGCCGTCTCTGCGACCACCTCTCATGCGAACGCATCGACCTCACCCGCCCACCGGCCGACACAGTGCCCGCCCTCGCCCTGTGGCTCCTACGCCACCGCGGACGGCTCCTCGGCCACCACGGCGCCGCCCAGGCCGTCGACGAGCTCGGCGACGCCGTACGCCAGGCACGACGCGCCATCGACCTGCCACCAGGCATGTGGTACGCCGGGCCCTGCGGGGTCAGCGGGTGCGACGCCGACCTGTACGCCCGGCACGGCGCCCGCACCATCCGCTGCCGCACCTGCGGCGCGACGCACGACGCCTCGGCGCGGGAGGCGTGGCTGATGCAGCAGGTGGCCGACCGACTCGGCACCGCCACCGAGATCGCCCGCGCCCTGCACGGGTTCCGGCCCGACCTCACGCCGTCGATGATCCGCGGCTACGCCCACCGCGGGCGCCTGCTCGGGCACGGGGCCGACGAGCTCGGGCGCCCGCTCTACCGGGTCGGGGACGTGCTCACGCTTATGGGTCGTTGACGTGGTGACTTTCATGCTGCCATGTCCCCGCGTGCCGTCGTCTCGTGCGGGACAGACCACCATGCCTGGCCGTCTTCTCGCCCCGACGGGTTACCTGGGAGGCGAATCGTCATCCCACCGTATCGGCTGGGCTTGCGGTAGCTCGATCCATAGCCCTGCTTGGGCGATCATGCCGCTTATCTGATCCGAGAGCGCTTTAGTGTCGGAGGATTCCAGAAATTGCCGAAATGCACTTGCGAGACGTTTCATGTTGTCACTCCTCCAATCATCGATGTACTCGTTGTCGATGACGTAAGAGAAGGTAGCGACCAGGACGCCCAATCGGGTAAGTGCGTCACTCGCGCCCCTTGCATCCCCAGCCAGGGCTCGCTGCGCTAACTCGTTAAGGGCAATAAGGAAATCCTGGCCTACGTCGTGGCGGCGTGCTTCGCGCTGCCTTTCCTGAGCCGCCTCTAGCTCTGCTTGATGTCTAAGTTGAGCATCATTTCGCTCTCGCTCATGTTGCTCGCGAGCCGCCGCCATCTCCAGCTCGTGCCTAGCCTGCGCTGCTTCCATTTGTTCGTGGTGGCGCACAGCAGCCAAGCGAAGGTCCTCCTCGCGGTCCGCGCGCGTCTGCAACTCACTCTCTCTCCTTGCCTCTGCTTCGCGGTTGAGAAGCCATCGGGCGACGGCGAAGGCAACAACGCCGCCAATGACCGCTCCAAGGAAGGCTCCCGCAAACCCGTCCAGCAGAGTGCTCGGCCAGTTCACGCTGTCTGGTGGAGTGGTGATGATAGGTGTCGGAATAGAAGTGGGGACGATGACGGTGTCTGTGACAGTAACTGTGGGGGCTGGCGTTGGTGGCGACGGTGTTGGTAGCGAAAAGAGCACAGAGGGACATTATCTAGACGATCGTCAGAAGGGGAGCGTTGTTAGCCGTCGTGTATCTTCGCGCGGACTCCAGTTGGCCAGCTCTCGTGCGTGTCGACTTGACGGACCACCTGCGCGAACGCATCATCATGGTGTCCTGAAACGAGTAGGCCCGCCGGTGAGCGGGCCTTCGTCGTGTTCGGATCGCGTTATCGCTCGACGGTCGCCGACTCCACCCAGCGGGCGAGCATGCTGAACGCCGCCAGCTGCTCCAGCGCCTCGTGCTCGGGAAGCTCGGGCTGAGGCACGTGACTGCTGGGGTTGCGGATCGCGCGGTAGCAGCCCTCCGCGAAGGCGGCCACGCCCTCCTGGAGGCTGGTGTACGTGGGCGAGCCGTCGTCGGGCATCAGCCGCAGGCGCGCCTTGCCAGGCTCCGGCGCCTTCGTGGTGAACGCCTGCCGGAAGAGGTCCTTCTCGGACACGTCGTTGCGGCCGATCTTGTTCTGCAACTCCGCGTTCAGCTTGATTGCCGCTGCGACGACCGCCTGTCGGTAGTGACCGGACTGCCACATCGCCTTGGCGCCGTCCCAGATCCACGGATGCATCTGGGACGCGTTCAGGTCCGGAGCGTCCTCGCCGAGCTTCTCGGCGATCTCTTCACGGCGCTCCAGCTCAACGACCGCTCTGCGGGCCGCCTCGATGTGCTGGCACCACTTGTTCACGGTCTCGTTCTCGTCGGCAGGAACCGCAGTCCTCCACCGAGGCAGGGCGCGATCAAGGATCTTCTCCACGACCTGCGCGCTCTCTGCGATCTCGTCGTCGCTGGCGGCGTTCCACATCCCGCTGCCGAAGTAAGCGATGTCGGGGATTTCGATTGGACGGAGTTTCGCCAGCTCAAGGAAGTGCCTCAGCTCAGCAACCGCCCATGGGATGTCCATACTCACGTCACCATCATCCACTAATGCGGGACCAATTCGGGCATTGTGACACCAAGGACCCAAAGGTACATAAGACCTAATCGGGAGAAATGTCACGGCACCATGGGCGTAATAGCTTTCGCTCTGCCTTTCGTCGCGTCCGGGCTCATCCACAGAACCGCCCTCGACCCCACCCGGCACAGCCCGGCCTGGTCACCCTCGGGGGCATGATGACCAACCTCACCGCCGAGGCCCTCGCCTACCTCGACCAGGCCCGGGCCGCGCTCACCGACCACACCCTCGACCCGCATGCTGCAGCGCTCGACGCCTACCGCTGCACGCGCATCGCAAGCCTGGCCCTCGCCGAACACCTGGGCCACACAGACTCCGACGGGCGGTCGGAGGTCGGGGAAGACGGGGCGGCAGGAACTGACGCGGGGTCCCTGCCGCACCCACCCTCGGGAGGGAGCCATGGCCGCCGGCCGGACTGAGCTCGCCACGTACGAGTACCGCAAGCTGCGCGCTCGCATCCTGGCGGAGTCCGACGTCTGCCTGGTGTGCGGGCACGGCGGGGCCGACGCCGTGGACCACGTGGTCTCGGTCAAGCAGGGCGGAGCACGACTCGACCCCGAGAACATGGCGCCCATTCACGGCGTAGACGGCTGCCCGGTGTGCCTGCGCAAGTGCAACAGCGAGAAGGGCGACAAGCCGTTGTCCCAGGTGAGACGGCTGATCACCTCGCGGGATTGGTACGCAGGGCCCTGACCTGCGGAGACCCGAGGGGGCGAAGATCGCCACCAGAATCGGACATTCTCGCGTTTGTGCAGGTCAGAGTTTTTTGATCACGATCTTGTCTTGACCCGCGCCCAGGCTGCCATTTTTCTCCCCCTGAAGCCGATGATCACATCGGCGATGATGGCGAGCGCCGAGACGGAGGCGGTCATGGCGAGCAGGCCCGTGGACATCGGCAAGATCGGTGAGCACGTCGCCGAGGCCATCGCTCGCCTGCGCCGGGGCCGCGGGTGGGATCAGGGACAGCTCGCCGATCGGGTCACCGAGGCCGGCCGCGTAATGAGCGCCTCGGTGCTCAGCAAGATCGAGTCGGGGGCGCGGCGAGTCGACGTCGACGACCTGGTCGCGATCGCGACCGCCCTGGAGGTCACTCCGGCGCTGCTTCTGCTCGCGGCCCCGGACGCCAGTCAGCCGGCGACGCTCCCTGAGGAGGCCCTGCGAGGGCCGGTGACCGCCGCCGTACAGAGCGACATTGAGGCTCTGGGCGATCTGGTGGGATTGGAGCCGTCGCTGGCCCAGATGGCCTATCGGCTCGCTCGCGAGATCGACAACGGCGGTGGCGAGGACGGCAAGCTCCTGCCACAGCTGAATCGCGAGCTGCGCGCCACGCTCGCGCAGCTGATGGAGGCCAGGGCTCCCGAGGAGGACGATGACGACCTCGGAGACCTGGCAGATCCCACCTGAGTTCGCCGAGCAGTGCCGCGAGCTGTACGGGCTGGAGTGCCCGCCGCTGTGGGGCACGCCGCGCCGGCCGGACCGGCCGTCACTCGGCCCGAAGGCGTGGAAGGTCATGGAGCGGCTCGGCTACCCGCCGATGCCGTGGCAGAAGTACGTGCTCGACGTGGCGCTGGAGATCGACCCGGACACGGGTGTGTTCTCCTACCGCGAGGTCGGGCTGAGCGTGCCGCGACAGCAGGGCAAGACGCAGCAGATCCTCGGCCTGATGGTGCACCGGATCGCGGCCTGGCATCGGCAGCGGGTCGTGTACGCGGCGCAGACGCGCGGGATGGCGCGGGAGCGGTTCGAGGACGAGTTCCTGGTCACGCTGGACGAGTCGTCGCTTGCTGGGAAGTACCGGACTCGGATGTCGAACGGCAACGAGGCGATCATCTGGTCCAAGACCAGGTCCAAGCTCGGCATCACCGCGAACACCGAGAAAGCCGGGCACGGCCCGCCCTTGGACCTGGGCGTGATCGATGAGGCGTTCGCGCACGAGGATGACCGGCTGGAGCAGGCCTTCTCCCCGGCCATGCTGACCCGGGACATGGCCCAGCTGTGGTGGGCCAGCGCGGGCGGCACCGAGAAGTCGGTGTGGCTGAACAAGAAGCGCGCCGCCGGCCGGGAGCTGGTCGAGCGGCTGTGGGAGACCGGGGAGCACTCGCGGATCGCCTACTTCGAGTGGTTCGCCCCGGACGAGCTGCCGCGGGACGACCCGGAGACGTGGCGCACCTGCCTGCCCGCGCTGGGGCACACGGTCACCGAGGACACGATCCGCGCCGAGCTGGACAAGCTCGACCCGGCCGAGTTCGACCGGGCGTACCTGAACCGGACCCGCAAGCAGGTGCCGCCGCAGGACCCGAACATCCCCGTGAAGGCATGGGCGGGGCTGGCCGACGCCGACTCGCAGGCCGGGCGCGAGCTGGCGTTCGTGATCGAGGTGGCGCACGACCGGGCGTGGTCCTCGATCGGGCTGGCGGCCCTGCGCGACGACGGCCGTGTGCACCTGGAGGTCGTGGACCGGCACCCGGGCACGGACTGGGCGGTCCCGGCGATCGTGCGGCTGCGGGCGCTGTGGGATCCGGTCGCGGTCGCGGTGGCGTCGACCGGCTCCCCCGCAGGGTCGCTGATCGATGACCTGGTGGCGGCCGGGGTGACGACGCCAAAGGACAAGGACCGGCCGATGCGCGGCGACCTGATCGTGATGCGTACCGGCGACATTGTCGAGGCGTGCGGCCAGATGGCCGATGCGATCAACCAGGGCACGGTGGTGCACCGCGACCAGGCGGAGCTGACGGCCGCGGTGAACGGGGCGCGGACGCGGCCATTCGGGGACGCGTGGGCGCTGGACCGGCGCCGCTCGCTGGTGGACGTGAGCCCGTTCTTCTCGGTGACGCTCGCCCGGTGGGTGCTGCTGATCATCGGCCCGCAGGTGAGCAGGGACTACGACCCACTCGACTCGGTGTACTGAAGGAGGCGGCGGCGTGCGGGAGCTGGTGACGGACCTGCTGGACGTGCTGGGGCTGCTGCTGGTCGCGGCCGGGGTCGCCGCGGCGCTGCTGCCGCTGCTCGGCTGGGGAGCACTCGCCGCCGCCGGTGTGGTGGTCCTGGCTGGGTCATGGTGGGCGGCACGGCAGGACCGTCCGGACCCGGCGGCTGAGCGGCGGGGGGCGGCGTGAGCCTGTTCTCCCGGCGGGCCGCGCGGGTCTCGAAGGTGCAGGGCCCCGGGGACATCCCGCCGCGGCCCGAGGCGCGCCGCGGCGCGGTCACCGTGACCCAGGAGTCCGCGTTGCGGCACAGCGCGGTGTGGGCGTGCCTGCGACTGCGGGCGAACCTCATCAGCACGATGCCGATCGACGTGTTCCGCAGGGTGGGCGGCGTGCAGGTGGAGATGCCCAAGCCCCCGGTGCTGATCAACCCGGGCGGCGAACGCGTCGACATGCTGGAGTGGATGTACTCGACGCAGTTCGACCTGGATCGGGGCGGCAACACGTTCGGACTGATCGCCGCGCGGGACGGGCTGGGCCTGCCGGCGCGGATCGAGCTGCAGCCGCTGTCCGACGTGGTGGTTCGGGTCCGGAAGGGCGAGCTGAAGTACGTCATCGGCGGGATCGAGTACAGCCCAGACCAGGTGTGGCACGAGAAGCAGTACACGGTCTCCGGCCTCCCGGTAGGCCTGTCTCCCGTCGCGTACGCCGCATGGTCGATCGGCGAGTACCTGTCGATCCAGGACTTCGCGCTGGACTGGTTCGCCGGCGGCGCCGTCCCGGCCGCGCACCTGAAGAACACCGAGAAGGTCCTGACGACGGCGCAGGCCGACGAGACCAAGCGCCGTTTCAGGGCGTCGGTGGAGACCGGCGGCGTGTTCGTCACGGGGTCGGACTGGGAGTACCACATGCTCCAGGCCGAGCAGGCCGGGGCCGACTGGATCGAGGGCAAGCGGTATGGCGTCAACGACATCGCGCGGTTCTTCGACTGCCCGGGTGACCTAATCGACGCCGCCGTGTCGTCGGGCAGCATCACCTACGCCTCGATCACGCAACGGAACCTTGAGTTCCTCGTGCTGCACCTCGGGCCGACCGTCGTGCGCCGGGAGACGGCGCTGAACCGGCTCACCCCCAAGCCGCGGTATGTGAAGCTCAACGCCGACGCGCTGCTGCGGATGGACCCCCAGGCGCGGGCGCAGACGCTGAAGACGCAGATCGACGCCCGCATGCTCACGCCATCGGAGGCGCGGGAGCTGGAGAACCGGCCGCCGCTCACCGAGGAGCAGTACGCCGAGTTCGACCGGGTGTTCGGCAGCCCCAACAAGCAGCCGGCCGCGACCACAGCGAAAGGATCGTCATGACCGACCTGTCTCAGCTGCGCGCCACCGCGGCGGCCGAGCGCGCCAAGGCGGCCCGCTCCACCGAGATGGCGCTGCCGCGCGACCGGCCCGAGCAGCCCGACCTACGGTTCACGTCGTCGCTGCGCGCCAAGAAGGTCGAGCGCGACGGCCAGCAGTGGTATCTGGTCGAGGGCTACGCCAGCGTGTTCGAGCGCGGGTACGAGATGTACGACTGGTATGGCCCCTACACGGAGGTCGTGTCGGCCGGCGCGGCCGACAAGACGCTGGAGGCCAACCCTGAGGTGGTGTTCCGGTTCAACCACGCCGGCACGCCGATGGCGGGCACCAGGAACGGCAGGTTGGAGCTGTGGGCCGATGAGACCGGCCTCGGTGAGCGGGCGTACCTGAACCCCAAGCGCAGCGATGTGCAGCTGCTCATGCAGGCCATCGAGGACGACGACGTGCGCGAGCAGTCGTTCATGTTCCGCATCACCAGCGGGCACTGGTCGCCGGACTACACCGAGTACCGGATCGACGCGTTCGACCTGGACCGCGGCGACGTCGGCCCGGTGACGTACGGTGCGAACCCGCACACGAGCATCTCGGCGCGGACCGGGGAGTTCCTCGACGCGATCCCGCAGATGCCGCTGCTGGCCGCCCGGGAGGCGTACGAGCGGCTCGGGCAGCGCCTGGACGTGGCCGCCTCGCTGCGGCACACGCCGCCGCCCGCGCCGGAACCGAAGGGCGCCTCTGTCGCGCTGCTCCAGGCGCAGCTGCTCGTGGAGAGGGCCCGCGAGGACTTCTGACCTGGCGCCCCCGGCAGACGCCCGGGGCCGCCCTGCACCACCCCCGCTGTCCGGCAGATCGCCCGGCGGCAGCCCCGAATCGGCTGGCAGATCGCCCAGCGTGAGGGCCTTTCCATCCGGAATCAACACGAAGGGTTCGCCTCATGGCTGGAACCATTGACGACCTGATCGCATCGATCGAGGTCGAGCTGGAGGCCGCGCAGAAGCGCGTCTCCAAGACCCTGAAGGAGGGCGAGCTCATCCTCGCCAAGGCCCAGCAGGAGGGCCGGTCCCACCTCACGGAGGAGGAGACCGAGCGGGTCGAGGAGCTCAAGAAGATCCGCGAGCAGGCCAAGGCCGACATCGCCGGGGCGAAGGAGAAGCTGGCCCGGGCCCAGGAGGTCAAGGCCGAGGAGCTGGAGCGCGACGAGCAGCAGCGCGAGATCAAGCCGACCGGTGTCCGCGCGCAGGGCCGGGATCAGCGGATCCAGGTGGGCCGCGAGGAGCGCACGTACCGGCCGGACACCGACCCGTACGGCAAGGGATTCCTGCTCGACGTGGCGCGCAGCTTCCTGTTCCAGGACGTGGAGGCGTCCAACAAGCTGGCGCGGCACATGGCCGAGGAGCGGGTCGAGCGGTCGGAGTACTTCAAGCGCGCGGTGGGCACGGGCGCCTTCGCCGGCCTCACGGTGCCCGCCTACTTGACCGAGATGTACGCGCCGGCGACCGCGGCCCTGCGGCCCTTCGCCGACGTCTGTAACCGTCACCCGCTCCCCGAGAGCGGCATGAGCGTGAACATCTCCCGCATCACGACCGCCTCCGGCGCGGCCCTGCAGTCGGCCGAGAACGCGGCGGTGCAGGAGACCAACATGGACGACACGCTGCTGACCATCCCGGTGCAGACCGCGGCCGGCCAGCAGACCGTGTCCCGGCAGGCGATCGACCGCGGGACCGGCATCGAGGACGTCACGCTCCAGGATCTTTTCAACCGGGTCGCGACGGTCCTCGACGCGACGCTGCTCAACCAGGCCACGACCGGCCTGACGAACGTGGCGACGGCCACCAGCTACACCGACGCGTCCCCGACGGGTGCCGAGCTGTACCCGAAGATCCTGGGCGCGGCGGCCGGGGTGGAGGCGGCACTGCTGGCGATGGGCCGCCCGTCGCACGCCATCATGCACTCGCGGCGCTGGTACTGGCTGTCCAGCCAGATGAGCAGCACCTGGCCGATGATCAACTGGGCGGGAATCCCCACGCAGGCGGGCGGCGTGGCCAACCCGAACAGCTCCTACGCCTCCGGCCCGCGCGGTGTACTGCCGTGCGGCCTGGAGGTCATCGTGGACAACAACATCGCCACGAACGTCGGTGCCGGCACCAACGAGGACGAGCTGTACGTCGTCCCGCAGGCCGAGTGCCACCTGTGGGAGGACCCGAACGCGCCGCTGTTCATCCGGGCCGAGCAGCCCGCCGCGGCCTCGCTGGGCGTGCTCCTGGTCGCCTACTCGTACTTCGCGTACACCTTCGGCCGGTACTCCAACGGCATGGGCAAGGTGTCGGGCACGGGCATGGTGACCCCGACCTTCTAGGGCGTGATGCCGGGCCAGGGGGTGCCCCTTGGCCCGGCTCAGGAAGGAGCAACGGGTGGGGCTTCGGAACGTGCTCGGGGACGCTGCGCTGCCATCGGCGGCGCGCGCCGCCGGCACCTACACCAGCGGCCCGGTGGCCAACGCCGGTTTGGCCGCGGACGTGTGGCTCATGGTCCACGTCACCGCCGTCTCCGGCACCCCGACGCTGAACTGCTCTCTGGAGGAGTCGGCCGACGGGTCGTCGTGGTCGGCCGTGCCTGGCAGTTCGACGTCGCAACTGACGGCGGCCGGGAACGCGGTCGCCGCGGCGGCCGTGACGAAGAACTACGTCCGGGTCACCGCGACGGTGGCCGGGACGACGCCCAGCGTGACCTTCAGGGCCTCGCTGCTGATCGTCCCTGAGTGACGAAGGAGGAGACCATGGTGGCCAGAGACGAGAACATGATCGCCGCTCTGAAGCGGGAGCGGGCGGTCTACGCCAACCAGGGCGACACCGACCGGGTGGCGCAGGTGGACGGGCAGCTCAAGCACTACGGGTACGAGGGGACGCAGGACGCCGACCCGAACGCTCCGGCGGAGCCGCCGCAGGGCCGTACGGCCGCCGGTGAGCGGCAGACCGCCGAGGGCGGCCAGGGCAAGACGGCCGCGGCGAGCAAGGCCAAGCCGAAGTCCTGATGGCCACCCTGGTCAGCTTGGAAGAGGCCAAGGCGCACCTGAACATCAGCTCGGGCACGGACGACGCCGAGATCCTCCGGATGGTCGAGGGGATCACGGCGCCGATCGAGCGGATCGTCGGCTCGGTGCTGCCCGCCAGCTACACCGAGCGGCACGACGGCTGGCGACCCGGGATCGCGCTGCGGCACCGGCCGGTGCAGTCGGTGACGTCGGTGACGCTGCCAGGCGGCGCCGTGCTGGGCGTGGACGGCTACGAGCTGGACGGCGACGCCGGGGTGCTCACCAGGTTGTCCGGCGGCCGTGAGTGGGTCTGGGAGGACGGCCGGATCACGGTCGTCTACACGGCGGGGATGGCGGAGGTCCCGGCGAACGTGAAGCTGGCCGCGCTGATCGTCCTTCAGCACATGTGGAAGACGCAGCGCGGCACGAGCCGGGATGCCCGGTTCGGCGGCGGCGGTGAGGAGCAGTGGACGCCGGGGATGGGGTTCACGCTGCCGCGCCGTGCGCTGGAGCTGCTCGGCGACCAGGTCTCGGGGATCGCGTGATGGCGTCGACCATCCCGGCCGTGCTCGACCGGCTCGTCGCCGTCGCCCGCCTGGCAGTGGACGACGGCGTGGAGGTCATCGACGGACAGCCCGTCAGCGGCACGCAGCCGGACTTCATCGCGATCGGCTTCACCGGCGAGCCGGGCGAGGCCGTGGTGGAGGCCGCCCTCGACCGCGAGCAGCTGGCGTTCACGCCGGACCGAGAGCGGTACGACGTGTACTGCCTGGCGTCGTCGCTGCGGGGCGAGACCGACGCCCAGGCCGTACGCACCCAGGTCTTCAAGCTCATCGAGGCGCTGCGCGGTGAGCTGCGGCGCGATCCGACGCTGGACGGGCTGGTGATGTCGGCCCAGCTGGCGGTGCTGACAGTCACGGCGGAGCAGACCGAGGACGGCGCGCTGGCGGAGGTCCGGCTGGCCATCCGCATCGACGCGTTCGCGGGGTGATGCGGTGAGCGAGATCCGGCGCCTGATCGAGTCGTTCGGGAAGATCCCGCCGGATCTGCGGCGGGAGCTGCGCCCAGCCGTACGGAAAGCCGCACGGAGCGTGCTGGAGGAAGCGCGAGGGCGGGCGTCGTGGTCGTCTCGGATCCCGGGCGCGATGCGGGTCAGCGTGCGGCTCTCCGGCCGAGGGGCGGGGGCGTCGGTCGTCGTGTCGGCCGCGAAGGCACCCCACGGCAGGCCCTACGAGCACCTTGGCCAACCCGGCACGTTCCGTCATCCGGTGTTCTGGCCGCGCTCCCGGCACATGGTCTTCGGGGTGGAGCGGCCCGGCGCCTTCAAGCACGGCCGATGGGTGTCCCAAGCGGCACGCCCATACCTGTTCCCGGCCGCGGAAGCTCGGGCGGACGCGGCGGCCAAGGAGATCGACCAGGCGGTGCAGCGCGTGATGCTCCGCCACGGATGGAGCTAAGGAGGGCGGCGTGGCCGCATTGACCACGACCGTGGTCCCGAATACGGGACTGCGGATCGACAACCTGTTCGTGGCTGCCGGTGGCAGCGGTGACACCTGCGAGACCGGCGCCGGGGTGAACCTGATCGTGAAGAACGGCGCCGGATCGTCGGTCACGGTCACCGTGGCCTACCCCCAGAAGTACGACGGCGACCAGACGGTCAGCGGGCGGACCTTCACCGTGCCGGCCACATCCGGGGAGTTCGTCATCCCGGTGCGGGACATCTACCGGGACCCGGCGACGGGGCGGGCGTCGGTCACCTACAGCTCGGCCACGTCGGTGACGGTGGCTGTGGTGCGGACGCAGGTGTCGTGATGGCGACCATCACACACCCGGACATCCCGGGTTCCGAGGTGGACGTGCCGGACTCGTCTCTGCCGTTTCACCAGGCGGCCGGGTGGGTCGTCAAGGGGTCGGAGGACGACCCCGAGGTGAAGGCCGCGGCCGAGAAGGGCGAGACGGCCGACGGCGGCAAGGACGCCCAGCCGGACAGTTCGAAGGAGACGCCGAAGGGTCGGCGCGCGAGCACGAAGGACGGTGACTGATCGTGGCGGCGACGCCGATCACCGCGAGCACGCGGTACATCAACCCCGGGGTGACGGTCGTCCTCTGGCTTCCGTCGGTCGCGAACAAGAGCGCCCCGACCCGGGCAGAGATCAACGCGGGCACGGACCTGTCGCGTGAGATCGCGGACAACTCCGGCTGGCAGACGACGTCGAACCAGTCGGACGCCCCGGACATGGGGTCGCGGTTCACAGGCAAGGTCGCGGGCCGGATCAGCGCGGATGACTCCTCGTTGACGACGTACGCGAGCAAGAACGGCATCGACTCCCGGCAGTTGATGCCGCGCGACGCGACCGGGTTCGTGGCGTGGATGGACGGCGGCGACGTGGCCGGGCAGCCCATGGACGTCTTCCCGGTCACGGTGTCGTCGGTGAGCAAGCCCCGCTCGGTGGGTGACGAGGTGGCCAGGATCGTCCACCAGTTCGCCATCACGAGCCAGCCGGCCGAGAACGTCACGATCCCGGCATGAGCCTTCGTGACCGGTTGAAGCAGCGGTCCAGGCCCTCGACGGTCTGGCCGCTGCGGATCGCCGACCTGCCGGTGGTGGAGGCGGCCCGCGGCGAGCTGGCGCGGGCCGAGGACGAGCAGCGCATCACGGCGATCAGCGCCGAGCCCGGATCGGCGGAGCTGGCCGCCGCCGACGCTCGTCTCGCCGCCGCCCGCCAGGCCTTGGCGGAGTGCTTCGAGCCAGTCGAGCTCGTGGCGCTGGACGCGCCCGGGTACGAGGCGCTGCTGAAGGAGCATCCGGCCGTCGCTGATGATCAGGCGTGGGGGCCGGGGTTTCCCCGCGCGCTGTTCCTGGCGTGCGTGCAGGGCGAGCTGGAGCGGGACGAGTGGGTGCTGTGCTTGGACACGCAGCTGTCCCATGGTGAGCGAGTCGAGGCATACAACCTCGCGCTGGCCATCAACCTGCGGGTCCCTGATCCCGGCCTCCCAAAAGGCTGGACCTCGACCCCCAGCTGATCGCCGAGCTGGAGATCTGCGAGCTGTACGGCATCCGCCACTCGGAGTTCCTGTCGTGGTCGGCCGACGACCGGGACAAGGCGCTGGCGTACCGGGCCAGGAAGCATCAGGAGTGCCCGAACTGCGGCACCAGGGCGGCTGAGTGGGATGAGCGGGTCGGCGGTGACCGGCACGCCTACCGCGGTGACAAGTATCGCTGCCGCGGCTGCGAAGTGCTCGAGGAAGTGCATTCATCGATCACGCCTGAGGACGGCAAGGGCGTGTTCCCTGTGTTGAGACCGAGGGAGGTCGTGCGTGCCGAGTCGTGACCTGCGGGTCAACATCGACGCCGACCCGTCCGGTTTCAACCGGGGGATGAAGAGCGCTGAGGAGAGCGCAAAGGTCTTCGAGCGCGAGCTGGAGAAGCTGGAGCGCAAGCGGCACGAGGCGATGACATCCTTCGGGCAGGTCGCCGTCGGCGTCGGTGCCGGCCTCCTGGCCGGGTTCGGTGTGGCCATCAAGACCGCCGCCGACTTCGAGAAGGCCATGTCCGGGGTGGCCGCCGCCTCCGGCGCGGCCGGGGCCGAGTTCGACGCCCTGCGGGATGCCGCGATCCGGGCCGGGGCCAGCACGGCGTTCTCCGCGAGCGAGGCGGCGCAGGCGGAGACGGAGCTGGCGAAGGTCGGCATCTCCACGGCCGACATCCTCGGCGGCGCGCTGAAGGGCAGCCTGGACCTGGCGGCGGCGGGGCAGCTCGACCTCGCGCAGGCGGCCGCCATCTCCGGCGAGGCGATGACCATCTTCCAGCTCAAGGGGAAGGATGTCGGGCACATCGCCGACGTCCTGACGAGCGGCGCGAACGCCAGCTCGGCGAGCGTCGAGAGCATGGCCGAGTCCATGCAACAGGCCGGGCTCGTGGCCGCGCAGACCGGCCTCAGCCTGGAAGACACCGTCGGCACCCTCACGGCCTTCAGCAAGGCCGGGCTCAACGGGTCCGACGCTGGCACCTCGCTGAAGACGATGCTCCAGCGGCTGTCCGCGCCGACGAGCGTGGCGGCGGGCCTGATGGACGAGCTGGGTATCCAGGCGTACGACGCCAGCGGGCAGTTCGCCGGCATCACGACCGTCGCCGGGCAGCTGCGCCAGGGCCTCGGTCAGTTGACGCCCGCCCAGCGGCAGGCGGCGCTCGCCACGATCTTCGGCAGTGATGCGATCCGCGCGGCGACCGTGCTCTACTCGACCGGCGAGCAGGGCCTACGCGGCTACATCCGGGCCGTCGACGACTCCGGCGCCGCGTCTCGCCAGGCCGCGAAGCTCACCGACAACCTCGCCGGCGACTTGGAACGGCTCCAGGGGTCCTTGGAGACCGCGCTGATTCAGTCCGGGTCCGGCGCCGCCGACGCGCTGCGCGTGCTCGTCAAGGCTGCGGGAGGGGCCGTGGACATCTTCAACGAGCTCCCTCAGCCGCTCCAGACCACCGTGACCGTCGCGGGCGGCCTGGCCGGTGTCATCTCCACCGTGTCCGGCGCGTTCCTGCTCGGCGTTCCGAAGATCGCCGAATACAAGGCCGCCCTCGCGGACATGGGGCCGCGGGCGCAGAAGTTCGGATCGGCCCTCGGCGCGGTCGGCTCGTTCCTGAGCGGGCCGTGGGGCATCGCGGTCGGCGCGGCCGTTGTCGGCCTGGGCTACTTCGCCGTCAAGCACGCCGAGGCACAGCAGCGCGTGCAGGAGCTCGCCAACACCCTCAACGCTGAGACCGGCGCGTTCACCGACTCCACCCGGGCCATGGTCGTTAACCGGCTGGAGTCGGACGGCGTCCTCAAGGCCGCCCAGCGGCTCGGGTTGAGCATGAGCGACGTGACGGACGCCGCGCTCGGCATGCCTGACGCGCTGTCGCGGATCAGCACCGGGATGAAGGCGGCCCGCGACCGGGCGATTGAGCTCGACCGGCAGTATGACAGCGGTATCGACGCGCAGAACGGCTACGCGATCAATGCCAACACCGTCCGCTCGGCCTTGGACGGGCAGAACAGCGACCTGCGCGAGTCCCAAGAGCAGTGGAAGCGCACCAACGAGGCGATGAAGGAATCGCAGGGCGGCGCGGCTCCCACGGCCGAGGCGATCCGCCAGGTCGGCGGCGCCGCGCAGGAGTCAACCGATGAGCTGGAGGACCTGAAGGCCGCACTGAAGGACGTCTTCGCCCCGAGCATCGACCTGTTCGAGGCCCAGACCGACCTCAAGCGCGCCTTCGCCGACGCCCGCGAGGCCATCCACAAGTCCGGCGGGTCGCTCGGCCTGAACGGCGAGGCGGCGCTTGATGCCCGCGACAAGTTCGCCGCCCTACTCCACTCGGTGGTCAACGTGGCGACCGCGCAGGGCACGGTGTCCCGCACCAGCGACAGCGCCCGCGAGTCGTTCCTGAAGCAGCTCCCCGGCCTGGCTGCGCTGGCCGGGAAGAACGCCACAGCTCAGGATCAGGTGGCCGCGCTGGCCCACTCATTCGGCATCAGTGGCAAGCAGGCGGCCGACGCCGGGGTGAAGACGCAGGGCCTCATCAACAAAATCAACGGCCTGCACAGCAAGAAGGTCGACATCACGGCGAACACGGGCCAGGCGCAGGCCGCGTTCGAGGACCTCCGGCGTCGTCTGCTCGCGATCCACAACAAGACCGTCACCATCACCGCCGTCCGCATCGGGGACTTCTCCAGTTCCGCGCCGGGGGCCGGCCGGGCGCTGCACGCCGACGGCGGCCTGGTGACCGGGCCCGGCGGGCCGCGCGACGACCGGGTGCCCATCCTGGCGTCCAACGGCGAGTTCGTCGTAAACGCCGCGGCGACCTCGCGGCACCGGGACCTGCTGGAGGCCATCAACGCGGGCCGGTTCGCCGCTGGCGGCCTGGTCGGATACGCCGACGGCGGGTACGTGCGGGGTTACGCCAGCGGCGGCGCCGTGGACGCCGTGGACGTGCCGCTGAGCGGGTTCATCGACCGGTACATGGGCAAGACGGCGACGAAGGACGACCTCAAGAAGGCGACGAACGCTCGCAAGGACGCGATCGACCAGCTGCGGCGGGCGGAGCGGAAACTGGCCGACGACCGCCGGCACCACCGCAGCGCGCGGACGATCGCTGACGACGAGGCCCGCGTCCGTAAGGAGCGCAGAGACCTCGCGGCGGCGACCGACAAGCTGCGCACGACCGAGGCCAACTACAAGAAGACCAAGCTGACCCCGGTTCAGCGGCTCACCGCCGGGCTCGCGCTCGGCATCAAGAACACCGGCGCGTTCATCAAGAACATCCAGAAGCTCGCTGACATGGGGTTTTACGACCTGGCGCAGCAGCTGCTGAACATGGGCGGCCCGGACGCCGAGAAGATCGCCGCCGAGGCGGTCAAGCTCAGCAAGTCCAAGCTGAAGGCCCTCAACGCGCAGGTGACGAAGGCCAGCGCGCAGCAGGCGCAGCTGGAGCAGCTCCCGAACATCTTGAAGATCAAGGATGCGCTGAAGCACGGCGCCAAGTCGGTGCCCGCGATGATGCAGTACACCGGCCTGAGCGAAGACGAGCTCGCCGCCGCCAACGCCGTCGGGCACCTCTTCGAGGCCGGCGGCATCATGCGGTACGCCTCGGGCGGGCTGCGGCCCGGCCCAGGCGTCGCCACCCGACCGACCGTGCTGTTCGGCGAGGGCAAGTACCCCGAGGGCTACGTGCCGTACGACCCGGCCTACCGTGGCCGGGCGATGGGCTTGGTGGCGAAGATGGCCGGCGACTTCGGCATGGGCGGCGTGGTCAACCACATCGTGGTCCAGGGCGCTATCGATCCGCTGTCCACCGCTCGGCAGATCGAGCAGATCCTGACCAAGCTGTGGCGGGCCAACGGCCGGTCCAGCACCAACGTCATGATCCGGAGGTGAGCGGTGCCGCACGCCCCGATCGTTGAGGTGGACTGGCCGAACACCAACACCTGGACCGACGTCACCCGCTACGTCCGCGACGAGTCCGGGATCCAGATCACCCGTGGCCGCGGAGACGAGCAGGGCGACATCCAGCCCGGCACGATGTCGCTGACGTTCCACAACCCCGACGGGCGCTTCACCCCCGGCCTGGCAACGGGGGCGTATTGGCCGAACGTGCGGAAGAACCGGCCGATCCGGTGCCGCCTGGTGACCTGGACGAAGAACATGGTCACCAACTCGGGGTTTGAGACGAACATCAACGACTGGTCGGCCGCCGGGACGGTGGCTCCATCCTTGGCCCGCTCGACCACCCGGGGGCAGGTCGGCAGCGCGAGCCTGCTCGTCACCTGGGGCACCGGCGGGACGGGCCCGGCCGCGCAGGTCACGGTGTACGGGTTCGAGATCGGTGAGGTCTACACGGCCAGCGCGTACGTCTGGGTGCCCTCGGGCGGGTCGCCGGCCGTACGGCTCGGCGTCTCCGGCGTCGGCACCGGCACCGCGTCGAGCACGACGAACGCCTTCCAGCGCATCACCTTCACCTGGACGGCGACCGACACCTGGCAGGTCCTCCAGATCACCCCGTCGACCTCCCCCACATCGGGCCAACAGGTCTGGGTGGACGCCGTCCAGGTGGAGCGGGGCGGATCGGCGAGCGCCTACAGCAGCACCGACGCCGCGATCTCCACCCGGTTCATCGGCACCGTGAACGAGTGGCCGGTCGCCTGGCTCGACGGCCCGGGCCTGGCCCTGTCGGACGTGACGGCGTCGGATCTGCTGAAGCGTCTCGGCAGGCTCAACCCCATGCGGTCGCTCCTCGAGGAGGAGATGCTCTTCCAGGGGCCGCACGGCTACTGGACGCTCGGGGACGACAGCGACTCCACGTCCGCTGGTGACACGTCCGGCTACGCGCAGGAGAGCCTGAAGACCTACCAGGTGGCCGGCGCGGGCGGCGTGGTGGATTTCGGGGCGGCTGATGGGCCGGGCACGGACGATATCCCCGCGCCGCGCTTCACCCCGTACAGCTTCACTCAGGGCAAGGGCCTGCGTGCGAACCTAGCTTCGGCCACCGGCGGCATCGTGGTGGCCTGCTGGATCAACACCACCGTCGGCGGCAGGGACTTCTTGCAGGTGTGCAACAGGTTCACCGGGCTCGGCGGGGCGGCCGTCGTGCTTGATGTGACCCCCGCAGGATTCCTGCAGGTGGGCGTGTTCCTCGGCGACGACTTCTCCATCGGGGTGTTCAACCTGACTCAGTTCCCCGCCGGGTTTAACCTCGCGGACGGCAAGGACCACTTGGTCGCGCTGCAGATCAGGTCGGACGGCGGGGTCTTCGCGACCATCGACGGCGTGGCCGGCGCGACAGGCTTCGGGTACGGCAGCATCGTCCAGACGGACTTGTACGACCGGATCGTCGTCGGCGGCTTCAAGTCGCCGGACGGGTCGGCGAACTTATTCGACGGCGTGATCAGCCACGTGTGGTACATGCGGCGCAACACGATGCCGGACTGGACGTACGCCTACTCGGCCGGGGCGGGCACCACCGAGTCCACGCCGCAGCGGTTCCTGCGGGTGTATGGGCTGCTGCACCTGGAGGGCGCGGTCAGGGGGTCGTCCACGACGCAGATGTCGCCGCAGGTGGCGGGCGGGTCCACGCCCCTGCAGGCGCTTCGGGACGTTGCCGCGGTCGAGGCCGGGCTGGTGTACGCCGACCGCGAGCTCGGCGACACGGTCGTGCTGGAGTGCCGCAACTGGCGGTACAACGAGGCGTCGTCGGTGACGCTCGTCGCCTCGGACCTCTTGGACGACCTGAAGTGGTCGGATGACGACCAGCCGATCGTGAACGATGTGACGCACCGCAGGGACGGCGGCGCCGACCAGCGGGTGACCAACGCGGCGAGCATCGACGAGTACGGCACGTACGACGACAGCAAGAGCAGCCCGTGGGCGACCGACGATGATGCACTGGCGGCGGCGCAGTGGGCCGTCTACAAGGGCGCGGACCCGCCGCCTCGGATTACGCAGGTCACCTTCATGGCCAACACGCGCGCCCAGTACGCGTCGATCCTGGGCGTCGACATCAGCGATGTCATCACCCTGACGGGGCTGCCGGCCCCGTCGCCGACGTCCTCCATGGACCTGCATGTGGAGGGCTACAGCGAGACGATCTCGCTGACGCAGCACAGGATCACGTTCAACACTTCGCCGGCTGCGGTCTCGCAGGTGTGGCAGCTCGGGGTGCCAGGCCGGAGCGAGCTGGGCGTGACCACGCGGATCGGGCTGTGAGGGGGCTGCCATGGCCGGTCCGGTGATTCCCGCGGCGGGCCTCCTGGAGGACAAGACCTTCTGGGACGCCGAGGTCTACCAGAAGTGGGTGGACCTGTATGCCGGATGGACTGCCTACACGCCGACGTGGTCGACCAGCAACGCCACCCAGCCCAGTGTCGGCAACGGCACCCTCACCGGGGCCTACCGCGCGGTCGGCAAGACGGTCTTCTTTCGGTTGAGGTTCCAGGCCGGCAGCACGACGACGTTCGGCGACGGATTGTGGAGCTTCTCGCTCCCTGTCGGTTACGCGCCGACGGCGGTCCAGGCCGCGCCGGGTGTGGCGATCGGCCCGTCGTCCGCGCGCTACCCCATCGGCTGCTATCTCACCAGCGGAAACGGGGTTTACAGGATGCCGGTCAACGGGTCCGGCGGCATCCGCACCAACCTGGGGGCGACGGTCGACGTCCCCTTCGAGTGGGGCAGCGGTCATCAAATCATCATCGCGGGTGTGTATGAGGCGTCGTAGGGGGATCCGATGGCCGCACCAGTGAGCCCGGCGTCCGCGCAGTTCATCGACGCCACGTTCTGGGCCCAGGAGATCACCAACAGGTGGACGGACCTGTACGCCGGGTGGACCTCCTACACGCCGACGTGGACAGGGTCCACGAGCAACCCGTCCCTGGGGAACGGGACGATCACGGCGGCGTACAAGCGGGCGGACACTGCCAAGACCGCGTCGATCCGAATCCGATTGGCGGCGGGGTCGACCACGACGTACGGCAGCGGCCAGTGGTCGTTCAGCCTGCCGCCGGGCCTGGCGCCGGTGACGATCCAGGCGATCAGTGGACACATCCTGGACGCCTCCAGCACCAACCGATGGGCGTGCACCGCCTACATTGCCGCCGCGACCGGGGTGGAGCGGATCGCGGTCGATGGGTCGCTTGGGGTGTCCGGGCTGATTCCGATGACGTGGGCGGTGTCCGACCAGTTGCTACTGGCCGGCACGTTCGAGATCAGCTAGGGGAGCCATGGCCGCACCCGTCGCACCGTCCAACGGGGACTTCATCAACCGGGCGTTCTGGAAGAGGGAGGTATCAGACCGCTGGTCGGACCTGTATTCCCCGTGGACGTACTACGCCCCCGCGTGGAGCGCGTCCACCACAGCGCCTGTCCTCGGCAACGGCACCTTGGTCGGGGCGTACCTCCCTGCTGGGAAGACGGTGTATCTGCGGCTGCGGCTGCAGATCGGATCGGGCACGAACGTCGGATCGGGCGCCTGGTCGTTCTCGCTGCCGACCGACGCGCAGCCCGCGTTCATCCAGGGGATGCAGGGGTTCGTTGCGAACGCCGGCGGCACCGTGCGGTGGCCGATGACGGCGTTCTTGACCACAGCGAACGGCATCGAACGGATGGGGATCAGCAACAACATCGTCGGGTCGGCGGTGCCGTTCGCGTGGGCGGCCGGCGACCAGCTCGTTCTGACTGGCGCGTACGAGATCTAGGAGGCGCGGTGCTGCGGTGGATCCCCGACCAGGGGTTCGTGTACCTGCCCCCGGAGGGGCCTGCCGATTCGAGTCCGGGTGGGCTGCTGGCGTACGCCCGGCAGATCCTCGCCGAGGCGGTGGCCGAGTCCGAAGCGTGGCTGCTGGAGCAGGAGCGCATGTCGCCGTGGGAGTTGGCCCCGGCGAACCTGCTCGGCCGGTCGCTGATTGCCTGGTGGAACGAGGACCTGGGGTTCGTGCAGGAGCATCATCCGGAGGGGCAGCTGGTGGCGGTGGTGGCCGTGCCCGTGCCGGACCTGCCGCCGCCGCCTCCGGAGCCGGAGGACATTCCAGCGCCGCCAGCTGAGCCCGGAGAACGGCTGTGACGGACGTCCTGGATCCGGCGGATCCACGGGCGCTGCTGCGGCGCCTGGCGGCGTTGGAGCGGCGCGTACGGTCCAACGAGGTCATCGCCCGGGGTGGGCAGTACGCCGCCGACGAAGGTGGCCAGCGGACCGTCGCGAGCGCAGGCAGCTTCTTGGACTTCACGTCCCAGCCCACGGTCACGGTCGCCGTGCCCGACAGCGGCCGGATCCGCGTCAGCTGGGGCTTCACCGGCTTCAACTCCAACACGGGCGGCTCGACGTTGCGCCTGGCCGTGGCCATGTCCGGGGCGAACACCCAGGCCGCGTCGGTGACCAGCTCGGCGAGCGTGGCCGGCGACAACAACGGCGCCGGAACCGATCCGACGCAGCCGCCGATCTCGGCCACCCGGATCAAGATCTACGAGGGTCTCACCGCAGGCTCGACGACCTTCAAGCTGCAGGGCCGCATCTCGTCCGGCACCACGAGCACGCACAGCATTCAAGATTCGTGGCTGTTGGTCGAGCCGCTGCCATAACCCGGGGGAGAGCATGAGCGGTGAGGACGTGAGCCTCGCACGCATCGAAGCGAAGATCGATGTCCTGGTGTCCCAGACGACGGCCGACCGGACCCGCCTCGACGACCACGAGACACGCATCCGGGCGCTGGAGAAGGCGGACGTCACCGAGGACGTGGACGACCACGAGAAGCGCATCCGGTCCATCGAGCAGTGGCGTTACGCGCTGCCGATCGCCAGCGTCGGCACGGTGCTCACCGGCGTCGCCGCCATCATCGCCGCAATCGCAGCCCTCAAAGGAGGCTGACCATGGCCGACCTCGTCACCCGGACAGAATGGGGTGCCCGTGCGCCGCACGGTTCCTACAGCACGCTCATGAGCACACGCGGGGTGAAAGTCCATTACACCGGCGGCCGGGTGGACCCGAAGATGCTCGACGACCACGACCGGTGCATCGGCGCGGTGAAGTCGTTCCAGAACTTCCACATGGACGGCAACGGGTGGATCGACCTCGGCTACACGTGCGTCGCGTGCTGGCACCGGAAGGTCTTCGTCGGCCGCGGGCTCCACCACTTGCCGGCCGCGAACGGGCCTGGCCTCAACTCCGGCCACTACGCGGTGCTCGCCCTGGTCGGCAACGCGGGGTTGGTCGAGCCCACCGACGAGCTGCTGCTCGCGATCTGGGACGCGATCGATTGGCTACGCGCTAACGGCGGCGCGGGCAAGGAGATCAAGGGTCACCGAGACGGCTACTCCACCGACTGCCCCGGCGACCCGCTGTACTCGTGGATCAGGAAGGGTGCGCCGCGACCCCGTGGCGGGACGCGACCGGCGGACGTGGATGCGAAACCGGTCACCGGCCACACGCCACGGTGGCCCGGCCGACTCCTGACGTATCCGCCGCTCACCGTCGGCGACGACGTCGAGGACTGGCAGCGGCAGATGGAGCGTCGGGGCTGGGACATCACGGTCGATGGGCAGTACGGCCCGCAATCAGCCGACGTGTGCCGCCGGTTCCAGGCAGAGAAGGGTCTGGCGGTCGACGGGATCGTTGGCGCGCGCACCTGGCGAGCCGCGTTCGAGGCTCCGATCACATGACCGGAGCAGCAGTCCTCCCTGCAGATGAGGCTTTCCTGGGCACTTAGTGCATGGGGCACGTCGGTTTTACCTGATCTGCGCGTCCAAAACATGAGAGCCCCGGCGCGAGCCGGATCGGCGATGTACAGTCGCGCCGAACCACCCGAGAACCGACATTCGCGGACGTGGGGGTGCGCCACCGATGACCGACCTGATGGATCCGCTGGACGAGCAGGAAGGGCAGACCAAGGGACGCGAAGGACGAGTTGCCGGCGTCCGGCTGACCGTCGAACAAGCCGAGGCCTTATGGGAACTGGCGCTCGGCGGCTTCGAGGGTGACGCCAAGACGATCGTTACCTACGAGATCGGCGGGGACTCCACCAAGGCCCGCACCCCCGCCAGGCTGTGGCCCATGCTCGGGGACCGCGAAGCGCTCGACAACCTCCGTATGGAGGCCCGCCAGCAGGAGCCGTACCGCCACGTCACGATTCAGCTCGGCCCCGGCAAGTGGACCACTTACACCGTGCGGGCTGAAGACCCCACCTGGGCCCTCGGCCGGTACGAGGAACTCACGGAGTGGCTCGTCGCCCGCCAAAGCTTCCTGGTCAGGGTAGACACCAAGAGACCCGAGATCGCCCTCACCCCGCCGGCTGACGCCCCCTCGCGCAAGGCAACCGACTCCGACACCACCTGGGCCAGCCGCGACGTGTGGTCCCCCCGCCCGACACGCCCGTGGGAAACCCCGACCAGCCTCGCCATCATGCTGATCTGGGCGCTGGCGGTGTGCGCCACCGTCGGATGGCTCTCGCTCGTCGTCGGGCAGTTCACCGGCCGCAACTATATGGAGAACGGGTCGCCCCCGATCACGCCCGCCGATCTGTCCCAGCGCGGGTTCTACCTCTGGTCCGCGATCGCGCTTGGTGCCGCCGTGTTCGCAGTCAAGCGGGCGACCGCCCTCAAGATGCGCACCCAGGTCCAGTTGAAGCCGCGCAAGGAATATGACACTGGGACGGTCATTTCGATCGCCGCCGCCGTCGTCGGTGCCGTCGGGACAGTCCTCCAGCTCTTCAAATGACCCGCGCGCCGCGGTCAGCCGACTGCGGGTGGCGCAGCTTGCCCAGCGGCGGTGGTGGGCGCCTCTTGATCCGAGAGTCCACCTTGGGATCCAATTGTCGCCACCCGTGCAGAAGCGCGCGATCGATGCTGGTCATGCGGCAGGCGTTGGTGTAGCCGATGTCCTGGCCGCCCGTCTAGAGCTGTCAGCGCATCCTCAACCCGGCTGGGCTGTTCCTCCACCCGCTCGCCGAGGGCGGGTGCTTCCAGCCGGAGCGCGAGCACCGTGGCGGGACCCGGCACTGGCCCGAATCTGACAATCAACGGCTCGCGATGCCGCCCATGAGGAAAGCGATGTCGAAGATGGCCGCAGGAATGCCCATCAGGTAGCCGAGGATGAGCCCGGCGACCGCCATACCGTGGCCACCCTTCTGCCCGTTCTTCGTCTCCTTCAGCGCCTGGTGACCGGTGGCAATCGCGATGAAGCACGGCAGGCCGAAGGTGCACCAGCCGATGAGCACCCCGATGATGCCGAGCACCATGCTGGCGGTCGCCACCCCGGACGTCGGCGGGGTCTGCACGAACATCGGCATGGGCTGGTAGCCGTATGGCGCCGACTGGTAGGGCTGCGGCGGGTACGGCTGCGGCGCCTGATAGGGGTGGCCGCTCGGCTGCGTCCCGTACGGGTCACTCGGGTAGGGCGGCATCTCGCTCATCTCGGCGGCTCTCGGGTCGGGGGGCTCCAGCGTAAGCAGGACGCCACAAGATTCCCACGGGTTGGCCGCCGCGACCTGATCGTGATCAGAGGTTTCCAACAGACGTGGCCGTGCGGTTGGAAGTACGGCCCTGCCCTCTCACGGAGGTTGCACGGTGGACAGAATCGAAGCCCTCGCCCGGGCGGCCCGCTCGCTGGTCCAGGGTGCGATCGCGGCCGGCGGCGTCGCGGCCTGGTTGGCGCTGCAGACGGCCCTGGCCGGCGGTGAGTTCCAGCCCCGCATCGTGATCGTGGCCGTCGTGACCGCGTTCATCACGGCCGCCGTCAGCTACCTCTACAACAGCATCGCGCCGCGCCTCGGCATCGCAGGTAACCCGCGTATCGAGGCGCTCGTCCGCGCGCTGCGGACGCTGCTCGCCGGTGCCATTTCGACCGCGCTGCTGGCCGCATGGGAGACCATGTACTCGGCCGCACAGGCTGGCACTTTCAGCCCGTGGGTCCTGGGTACGGCGGCCGCGTCGGCCGGGGTCACCGCATTTGTTGCGTTCGTGCACAACCTGCTCCGGCCGCGGGATCCCGTACGCCCGCCCGCGACCCTGTAGCCGCTTCTGGCCGTAGCTCGACCGCCCCGCCCTCTCCTGCCTGGGGAGGGCGGGTTCTTCCGCGTTACGCCCAGCATCGACATGGGGATACTGATACCAACTTTTCCCTACTCTTTGGTGATCGGCGGAGGTTTTGCATGCATGCGCTCTGGCAAGACGAAGTTCGGTCGGTGGCTAATCGGTACCGCTTGGCGCTGTCCGTTGCGAAAAAATTTGGCGAGGAGGCGGCACAGCTCGCCGACTGGGCGTCGGATGCCGACGAGGACGGCGCTCCCTGGGATCAGTGGGCCACAGTCAAGGCGGCCCAGGCGAGTGAAGCGTGGGCTCGGGCCACCAAGCAGTTCAAGACCGAGATGAATGAGATCCGCTCGTGGCGTGATCACCCGGCCGTCTGGATCCGTAGTTATCAGCAGAGTTCTCTGAAGGCTTACCACCTCCGCGATGACTGCGGGTGGATCGGTGACGAGCGGGGTCGCAAGCAGGTGCTCTTGGGGAGGGCGATCAAGGAGGGGTTGCACGTCTGCAAGGCGTGCAGGGAGATGGCCGGATCGGCCTCTCTTCTGGCCGCTGCCGGGTGCTCCTAAGGGCACAGGCTGCGGCACTGGGAACACGAAGGCCCTGGTCCTCTTCTGAGGTGCCGGGGCCGTTCCTTTTCTGTTCGCCTGATGCCTGCCAAAGTTCGCGCTCAATGCTGACACTCCCTGCCCCAGCAGCGAGGAGGCAATGGTCTGAACATGTGGCCCGTGAGGTCCGCGCTCTGATCAGGCATGTCACAGCTTTTCGGCTAATTCACCCTCGCGGCTGGATGTCGCGTGCCAGACTGTGGCTGCTCGGGCGGCCCCACCGTCCGTGCCATCACCACTCCTCAAGGACGCCTCCTGTCGGTCTCTCTCCTGGCGGGGCCGCGGGGGCCTCAGGTTCTCACCAAGCCTGAGGTGATCAGTTGGGCTACAACTAAATACGCAAACCACCACCACTGGCGTTCATACGCTGTGCCTGCGCGCGGGTTACCAGGAGACCCGCCTTTGAAGGGGCACTCGTATGGGCGCTTTTCGTTTTCGGGAGAAAGGAGAAAAGTCACCATGAGCGACGAAGGTAGCGAACCACCTGGGACCGAGGTAGCAGAAGAAGCAGGCCGGACGGCCCGGGCAGCTATCGAGAGCTGGCCCAAGACCGCCCGGCTCGGCGTACTGTGCCTGTTCGCGGCAGGCGCGTTCGCCGTGTTCTATGCGCTGACTCACTCTTCGCGGGAGGAGCCACCGCAGTGTCGCATCGACGTCGTCATCCCCGCACCCGGCAAGGTTGGAGGTGAACTGCGCGTCTAGCTGACCAGTAAACGACTGTACGCCCTATTAAGACGCCAGCCCTGGCTTTCGGTAGACGGCCGGGGCTGGCGCCCCTCCACGCACGGCCCCCCGATGACGCGCGGGGCTAGTCGGCCCGGTCAAAAGTGGCCGGAGGCGAGAGCCACCGCGCTACAGCTTTATCGTGGCGCTGGCGGGGCGTGGGCCTGGTTTCGTCGGGTGCTCGCGTCGCTCGTCGAGGTCGCCGCGGCGGAAGCGCGGAACCCCGGACACGCCTACGGGCGCCAGGCGCTGCTCGTGCTGGTCACGCCGCAGCGTGCCGTGGTCGATCCCGATTCATGATGGTCGACGAGAGCGTCATGCCGGCAGTTCCCTCGGCGTTGGCCGCCGCCTATTCCGTGGCCTGGCAGGTGATCTCGTCGAGATGCTGTTCGGCCTCTTCTGAGTGGGGTACGCGGTGCCAAAGGCCGCCCAGTCCGACCTGTCGTCGCGCACTCGTTTGTAGCGGTGGGCTTCGGCCTTGGGAAACACGAACGGCCCCGCTCTCCGTCGCAGGAGGGTGGGGCCGTTCATCGCCTTAACTTCCGTCGGATGGTTGTCCGGCGGGGGTATTCCGCCGCTTCACCTTGACGTTCCAGCGCTTCCGCAGCCACTGGACGCCTTCATAGGTGCAGACGACGCTGGGCAGCGTGAAGAGCGCCGATCCCCAGCCCTGAGAAAGGTGCACGTTGATCACCGCGAAGACCAGGATCGGCCCGAGGAGGCCCCATGTGCGAAATTTTGAGATGAGGATCCAACATAAAGTGCGGTGGAGCCGGTAGAACCGTGGCTGATCCGGTGCCTGAAGTGCAGCTCGAAGCTGCCATACTCGCCGCAATTGCTGTATGGCGTAGATGACCTGCATAATTGGAGTGGCCTTCGCCTCGGCCAGTCCTCGCACCTCCGAGTAAAACTCCTCCCGGTAACGGCTCCGGTATTCGTTTGGCAATAGTCGCATCTCAACGCCGATTAAGTGCGACGCTGATCGCGCAACGACTGGTTCCGGCTTCGGGGACTGAGGTGCGAGCGCTGCCGGAGGCATCGGCTGAAGATTCGCCAAAAGGGACTGGGCCAGCCAGTAGGCTCGGTCAAGTTCGTGAGGAAGCTTATGGGTCCGGTTGTATTCCCTACGAGCCTGCTTAAGAACTGCGGCGAGCTCACGGTAACGAAGATAGTCGATAGTGCATTGGCGGGTAGTCTGAGGCCGGGCGAGAAGACGATTTGAAAAATTCGCGATCCACTCGGCGAGGAGGCATGCATGGTCCACGTAGGCGACTAGTACGACATTGAGATCACGGAGCGCTGCGCGCTCAGGGGAATCCTTGTACGCGCTCCAACTTTGGGGCGACTGGAGGATCAAACGGACACGATCGCGAGCCAGGATCCCCGCGTCTTGGAGGATAGAGCAAAGGTCTACGGCATCGCTTCTAAGCTCGTCCCCTGGGTAGTCGCGATGATCGATGTCCGCGGCCGAGTTGTTCTCACTCATATGGGACGGCCAGCCAGTCGGGAGCGGAAACTGTCGAGCTCGGCGACCTTAGTGCGAGCCTGGGCGAGGGCTAGACGAGAGCGCTCCACGCCCTCCGGTGTGAGCCGGTAATAGCGCCGACGGGGTCGTCCCTCTTCGCTGGGGTCGAGGTCCTCCCAGCGCGATTCGAGCCAACCAATTCCCTCGAAGCGCGCCAGGATCGGATGGATGGTGCCGCTGGGCAACCCGGCGGCGCCACAGATCTCCAGCCCGTACATCTCGCGCGTCGGGTCCTCCAGGAGCGCGCGAAGAACGAGCTGGGTTGGCATGGTCATTCTCGGCATGCTACCCATGCTGTAACTCTACCTAGGGGCTAGGTAGAGAACAACCAGGACAGGCGAAGTCGGCGCCGACCGTCCTCGTGCGGGCGCTGAGGTCGTGGGAACCCGACTTCCCGCAGGATGACCGGTACGCCACCGGCCCAAAGTGCCTCTAGTGTGTGCAACGTGGCACAGATCGAAGATCGACCGTCCGGTGATGGTGAGGTGCCGGAGGACGCGTCAGATCGTGAGCAGAGCACCCTCCCCGGAGAAGATTCTGTAAGGCTCGACGCCGCTGTGGACCCGCTCAGGGAGTACATGCGGCGGACCCTAGAGCCGCATACCAACGCCCTCTCGCAGGCACTTGCAGCGGCATGGCGGCCGCACGCCGAGCAGATCTCGCAGATCGTGACTGAGACGCTGCTGCCTCGGGTGGAGGGCTACTACCAGGAGAGGTTGCGTCTTCTCGCGGATGCTTGGCGTCCGGCTTTCTCTCGCCTTTGGGAGCAGATGGCTCCCGCGATGGCCGACCTCCAGAGATGGATAGAGGAGCAGCTTCCCCCGAACTGGCAGGATGCCGACATCGAGTACGGGAAGATCGAGGAGATCGTCTCTCGCGACAGTATCCCGCTCGTGTGGGTACCTCGTGCGGATATCATCTCCGCGATCATGAAGGTGGACTCTCGGGATGAGCGCGTCGCGATCCTGGTAGACCGAGGTGCCGAGATCGCGGAGGACTGCCTGGCGGTGCTCGATGAAATCCACCAGGAGGACCTGCTGACGCGAGCGGACTTCGCTCGCAAGGCCATCGCCGCATGGCGCGACGGACACATCGAAGCAGCTCAGGTACTCGCCGCATGCGTCACGGAGGCCCTCGTTACCAGGTACATCGGAAAGCCTTCAGACGCCGTCGAGCACGCAACGATCGACTGGGGTGAGCTTTCGCTCAGGCGCCTCAAGTGGGCGGCCGCCATCGGGCCGCTGCTGCAGTTCTACGCCAGGTGGTGGCCAGACAAGGGCGAGCCTCCGCTGACGACGTTGAGCCGGCACGTGAGCGTCCACGCGCCCTCCGCTCAGCAGTGCACGCCGGAAAACTGCACGATCGCCGTGATGCTGCTGACTTCTCTGCTCAGAACCATGCAGGAGATGCTCCATGAGCAGCAGCGGCGCGAGAAGGAGCATGCCGATCATTGAGGTGAAGAACACATAGGGCGCCGCTCGATGGGCGGCGCCCTTTACTTGTGCTTCGTGCCTACCGGGCTGCAGGCGTCGACGGTCGTGGGCCTGGCTTCCCCGGGTGGTCGCGGCGTTCGTCGAGGTCGCTGCGGCGGAAGTGCGGCACCCCGCATACCCCGATGGCGTTCAGGCGCTGCTCGTGCTGATAGCGCCGCAGCGTGCCGTAGTCGATGCCGAGGTACTCGGCGGCCTCCGGTCCGTCGAGTAGGTCGTCGGGGTGCTGGCGGGTGTCGACTGGCCACGTCGGGAGCTCGCGGCCGTCGCGGGCTGCTTCGACCTGCGCCCGGTCGAACAACGGCTTCCGGGCACCCGGATTGAAGGGGCGCAGACCGAAGCGCTCGGCGCCGCCGGTGTTGCGCCAGGTCTTGTAGCTGATGCCGAGCAGCTGCGCGGCGGCCTGGCCGTCAACGGCCTGGCGGTCGTGCGGGATCACGCGTCGTCCCTGTCGTCGAGGATGGCCGAGTGGTACGGCATCGTCGTGTCCGGGGTCATGGTGAAGGTGGCGGCGAGCTCGCCCGTGTCGGCGTTCACGATGGTCCACGACAGCGTCATGCCGGCGGTTCCCTCGGCGTTGGCCGCGGCCTGCTCGGTGGCCTGGCGGGCGATCTCGTCGAGACGCTGTTCGGCCTCTTCGAAGGTGGGCCGGCTGTCGATGACGTTCTCGCGGTCGTCTCTGATCTCGTACATGTGTGGTCCCCTCGGCGCGTGTTCGGTCTCAAGAAGGGTGCGCGGGCGGCGGCCCGGCCGTGTGGCCGAGCCGGATTCTGTGGACAGGAGGTGGCGGGCTCGAGGGCCCGCCGGTCACCTCCAGACCTCGGGAACCAGGGCGGCCGCCTGCGCCCAGGTGGTGGCCTGCCGGTCGAACGCCGCCCGGTCGTCGCAGACGATCCGGAGCGCGCCCACCTGGACCTTCAGCTCGCCGCAGCGGCTGGGGGAGTGCTGCGGGGTGCGGCCGTAGACCTGGACCCCACTGAACATCCCGATCAGGGACACCGCGCTGTGGACCACCTGTGTGCCCTGCCCCCAGCCGGGCACCTCGTACGGGGTGGCGGTCTGGCCGTTGAAGACGGCGTCCGCCTGACGCGCCGCGCGCCGCCAGACGGTGGCCATCTGCCAGGCGGCGATCCGGTCGCGCAGGACCACCAGGAGCCCGGGGATCAGGACGTGGATGGCGTCCGCCTCGGTCAGGACACGGGTCTCGTGGGCGCCCATGAGGCGGATCGAGATGACGGGGAGGTGGTGGCGGGTCTGCATTTCCCGGCTCCTCTCGTGAGGGTTGATCGGCCTGTCGTTCGGGGCTCTCACCCCCCTCCCGACACCCTTAAATCTACAACAGTTCTGCCCCGGATGGAAGAACTCCCAGGTAAAGAACTACGCTGGGAGCCTCGGCTGATCGGCCGATCGGGACTGGCGGACTCTCACCGGCGCGAGCCGACCCCCGTCGGTCCCTCAGACCTCTACCCGTCGCCGGTGCTTCGTCGCACGGTGGAGACGCGGCTGGGAAGCACGCGCCCCCGGCCTCCTGTGAGGGGTCGGGGGCGTTCTCACATGTGTGACGCAGATCACTATCGGCGCGAAAACACGTATCAACTACACCATTACCATTTCTCGGGCGCTTCCCGAGACCATGTAGACATGAACCTGAACATTAGGTGCGAGGTGTGCACCAACGTGTCCATGACCGTGCCCGACGCCGACTGGAACGAGGCTCAGCGGCATCTCGTCGGAGAGTGGTGGGACCGGCACCTGAAGGATGCCCACGATGGCGAGGAGGGTGTCGTGTACACGTTCGACGAGAACATCTTCTACGAGCGGCCTCGGCGCTTCTGAGACGCCCGCACACGGCTGCGCGTGGGATGCGCGGCGGATACTTTTTGATCTTGCTGCCCGGGTGCCACACCCGGGTGCCACACCCTCGCCACATCGGTGCCACCCCAGGTGCCACGAAGGGGTGCCACGACCGTGGCACCCCTCCTGACCTGTAACCCTCCCCCCGACCCCCCTACCGTGGCACGCCGAGGGGTGCCACGCGATCATTCAACCTCGGGCCGCTCCGGCATCAGGTACCTCTGTCGCTCGTCGTCGTACCCGCCCAAGATCCCCGCCTGGGCGAGCCGCTTCAGCTGCTTCTGCACCCACGCCCGGGAGATGTCCGTCGTCTCCCACAGCACCCGCAGGTCCCCGCTGGAGAAGTCGCGGGCGCCGTCGTCCCACATCTCCTGCAACCGCTTCATCAGCGCCGCGCCCCGCTCCTCCGGGCTCATGCGCTGCCCCGGCGGAGCGAACTTCCACGGCGGCTCGCCCTCATCGATGTCCGGGATCTCGTCGTCGATCCCGGCCTGGACCCCGGGGTCGGGGTCGTCGGTCTCCAGGTACTCGCTCGCCACGTCCTCCGGCACGTCGTCCTCCTGCTCGGTCTCGTCGCCCGTCTCCTCCGCTGACGTCGGCGAGCTGGACAGCCGGGACAGAGCCGCGGTCGTCGGATCGACCTTCTTGGCCGAGGCCGGCCACTGGGCGGCGTGGTTGCGCATCGCCGCGCTCGCGAGCTCGTCGTCGAACTCGCCGTCCTTGATGCCCCACGCGTACGTGCGCATCGGCATCGCGATCCGGCCCTGGTCGATGCCGGGAGCGTCCAGGAACGCCATGCCGGGCTGCTTGGCCGCCCACAGCTCCGGGCGGGCGTTCGCGTCCTGCTGCGCCTCCGACAGGCCGAACGAGGCGTCGGCCGCGTTCTCGACGCCGAAGCACATCTTGGCGAGCTGCCCACGGGCGATCGTCGGCATCTGCGTGTAGTCCGACCGCTGCAAGGACAGCACGATCGTGCCGCCGCCCGAGCGGAGCGCCTTCACCAGGGACAGGAACTTCTCCATCTCCGGGTCGGTCATCGCGTCCAGGATGTCCGGGCACTCCTCTAGCCAGATGATCCAGTACGGCAGGCCGCAGCCGGGCTTCCACTTCTGCAGCCCGAGCTGGGCGAGCTGGCTCGTGCGCTCCTTCACCCGGGCCTGGAGGTCGCGCAGCATGGCGCGCGCGCCCTCCGTGGTCGTCTCCAGCCGGTGCAACGCCCCGGCCAGCGGGCCGAGGGTCTGCGTGCCCTTGGTGACGTCGGCCGCGAACACCGCCACGTCCGTCCTGGTGATCGCCTCACCGAGGATGTTCCAGCACCCGCCGATGGACTTCCCGGCGCCCGACATGCCCATGATCTGCAGATGGTGACCCATGATCCGGTACTCGACCGGGTCCAGGTCCTGCCACAGGCCGATCCGGATCGGGTCGGCGATGCTGCCGCCGGGCCACGCCGGGCCCGGCCACAGGATCGGGGACTTCATCACCCGCGGGTCGGAGACCGTCACCTTGGCTTTGCTGGCGTCGTCCGGGTCGATGCTCGTGCTGATCGACCCGGGCGGCAGCGCACTCCCGGACTCGATGTAGCCGACCTTCTTCTGCAGGTCGTCGGCGGTCTGCCGGCCGGGCTCAAGCTGGACCTCGCCCTCCACCTTGTGCGCGGTCGCCTTCGTCGTCTTGGCCTCGATGGCCAGCCCGGCCCGCTCGGCGCCCTGGCCGAACAGGAACGCCAGCGGGTCAACGACGGCGCCGGGCTGGTCCCAGCCCTTGAGCCGGATCACCGTGCGGATGTTCCACGACAGGGCCATGGTGACGCCGCCGACGACGCCGAGCCGCCAGATGACCGGGTGCCCGGGGCCCGCGATGATGACGGCGACCGTCCACATCCCGGCCAGGTACGTGCTGGCCGTCGTGTGGATCCGCCCCCAGTTGCCGCGGGCGTGCGACTGCCCGTACGTCACCGCGGTCAGGATCAACACGCAGATGGTCACCATGGACGCCCAGCCCGCTATCCAGCCCGGGTCCGGGCGGTAGAGGACGAAGTGCAGGCCGGACGCCAGCCCGAAGCCGAGCATGCCGACGAACCACGGCAGGGCGACCGCGATCGCCTTGCCGATCTCCTTGGCCGCGACCTTCGACAGCGAGGACTCCTCGACGGTCGCGACTTCCTTGCTCCGTGTCGCTGTGGCTGCCATCACGAGTCCTTCGTCCAGTCGAACGTCTGCCGCTTGGCGGGCTTGGCCGGCGGCAGGACCTCGACGAACTCCTTGCAGAACTGGGCGTGGAACTTCACCAGCTCCACGCCGGCCCCGCGCTGGAGCTCGGCCGCGCGCTTGAGCCGCTTGACGACGCGGCGGGCGCGCATGCGCACGTCCGGCGCGCCGAACACCTTCAGGACCGGGTGCCCCTGGAAGCTGCGGATCAGGACGGCGTACAGCTCATCGGAGCCGAGGGCGAACTCCTCGCCGACGTCCCGGCATAGGTCGCGCCCGACCTTGGCGTACTGGGTGACGGAGACGGGCCCCTCCCAGGGGATCGCGGACAGTTCGGGGATCCGGGCCCGGCCCGGCTTGTCGGTGCTCATGGGGTCCACTCCCAGGTTTCACGGGCCGCGTCGGCGAGCTGGTGGGAAAGGAAGCCGACGCGGCGGGTGCCGATCGCGGCGGTGATCAGCGCGTCGAGCGCGCCCACCGCGAGCGTGACGAGATGGCCGAGGAATGCCAGCCAGATGACGATGCGCGCGAGCGCCACGAGGGCGAGGAACCGCGCCCGCTGCGCGCGGGAGCTGGGCGCGGTGGTGACGACGTACACGGTCCTCAT